GTAAATTACCTTTAAAATTAATATTTATTTTTTCTCCATCGATCATTTTGTTTATTGTTGGTTTACCAAACTTTTCTAATCCATAAAATCTAGGTATATATAGTTTTTTTGGAGATTCTAAATATAAACTAAACTTTTTTTCATTACCAGAACCAAAATCATTCATTGTAAATGGTTTTACAGTTAAATCATCTTTAATTTCTTTAATTTGTTTACAAGTTAATTCAGTTTTTTTAATAACATATCCATTTCTAGATATTTTAGTTTCCATATTTATATTATATTATGAAAATATACTTAAATAGATTCAAATTATAATATATAAGTTAATAATGGATTTTCAAAGTTTAGATAAAAAAGTTGAATCAAATATGGATTTAATAGTGGATATGTTTGATGGAACATTAAATTTTGATGATAAAATAGATAGTGATAAAAATGAACAATATTATATAGGTAAAGCTGAAAATATAATTAAACAATTAGATAAAAGTAATTATTATATTTTTTTAATAGCGATGTTAAAAGATTATAATACATTAGATGAAGTTCAAAAAGATAAAATTATTGAGTTATTAAATATTAAACCAAAAATTGTAGAAAAAATTATAGAGAAAAGGGTTGGTATAAAAGTTGATAAAAACAAAAAACCAAAAATAAATAATTATGATGATTATTAAAATATTATTAATAATATTATGATTATCAACTGTAGAGTATTTTTATTAACATTATTAATTGGAATAATGTATAAATATATCACAAATAAAACAAGTAATAATATATTAATTAAAAAATAATTTATAATATATTAATATGAATGAAATAATTAGTTATATTATATCAATATTACTTGCTTTATTTGTAGTTAATACATTATGGAAATCTATTACAGATGATTTATTAGTTATTAAAGTTTAAGGCGTTTATAAATTAAAAAAATAATAATGAGATTAGTTATAATGGCTAAAGAGACAAATTTAAAAGATTTAGATACTAGTTTATCGAAAGAAGAAGAAGATATTGTTGATTCCATAATAAGTGAATTAAATCAAGATATACCTGGAGATGAATCTGTTGAAGTTAAACCCGCATCAGTTGATGTAAATAGAGAAAAAGCTCATTTACAGCAACAACACCAACAGCAACAACAGCAACAGCAGATGATGCAACAACAGATGATGCAGCAACAGATGATGCAACAACAGATGATGCAGAGACAAAAAACCGCAGAAGAAGAAGAAAAAGAAATATCGTTAGTAGATAAATTAAAATTAGATTTAAAATTTCCTGGTATTGTAGCAATATTAACATTTTTAGCAGTATTACCACATAGTGCTCAATTAATTGAATCTATGAAAATTTCATTTTTATTGGATGGAGAAAATCTTAATTTATATGGATTAATTTTAAAATCATTATTAATGGGTTTTGTTTATTTTGTAATTACAAAATATGTATTAGTCTAATTTAAGTTCAATACTTTCTTCAATTTTTTTACAACATTTATTAATAGTTACTTCAGATATTTGAGATATTTTAGATATTTCTTTTTTATTTATTAAGGAATCTTTTTTATAATTACAATAGAATAGAATACATCCAGCTGCTATTGAATCTGGTCTAACTTCAGATATTAAATTAACCTGTGTGATAATTTCAGATATATCTTTAACTTGTTTAATATCATCAGAATTTAATTTTAATTTATTACAGAATCTATCAATAAAATCTTCTGGTATAATTGATTTAGCTTCTTTAATTCTATTTTTAGAATTACTCATATGAATAATTTCTTGAAATGTTTTAGTTCCTTTAGTCATTACAGATGTGGAAATATTAAACATAAGAGCAATTTCTTTTGAACTTCTAGATACGGCACAATTCTTACAAGCATAATATAAACATGCTGCAATAATTCCTTTTCTGTTATTACCACGAGATATTTGTGTGTCTGAAATCACTTTGTATAATGATTTAGCTTCTGTTACAATTTTACTGGGCAATTGATTTTTTTTAGCAATATCTGATATATCTGTAAATACTTTATAAGTGCTTCTTTCTTTATATGTCATACTATTCCAACCTGTATATTTTTTAACTTGAAACATACTTTTATCTTTTGAATATTGATTTGATACAATACTACCAACAGATGATTTGGGTAATAGAATATTTAAGGGCATACCACATCTGGTGGGATCTGAAGATTTAGTATCTTCGGATCCATAAAATCTCCATTCGGGATTATCAGATATATTTGATATTAATGTATCGCATTTTTTACACTTAACTAGTTCATTTATAAATATATAATTATTTATTGATAAACAACATTCATTTGGTTCTATAGTTTTTTCTAATTTATCCAATTCACCAAATAATTTATCAAATTCCATATTTATTTTTTAAATATTTTTATGAATAAATATCAAATTTTTTTTATTTATTAAAATATGTTAATAGAATATATTCATAATATTTTTGGTTCAAATATTGACACATCATTAGATAAAAGTATATATATAAAATATAATATCAATACAGTTATAAATTGTACTAATAATATAGGTTTTTTAGATATTGATATAAAAAAAATAAGAATACCATTAACTGAAGATTTGAATCATCATACTGATATACCATTATTAATTAAGAATATAGACAAAATATTAAATTATATTAATGAAAATTATATTGATAATACAATATTAATATCATGTTCTACTGGTAAAAATATTGGCCCATTAATAATTGGATTATTTATGGTTAAATATGGGAATATTTCAATTAGAGATGTTAAAAATATATTAAAATCAAAAAATAAAGATATATGTATTGATTATGATTTAAGTATATTTAATATTTAATTAATTTGATATATTTAATTGATTATAATAAATATTAAAAAAAAATAACGATCATATATGATTAATTGTGAAGATAATCTATTTGTAAAAGTAAAAAGTTTTAATTATGTATTAGATGATATATATAATGAATTTGATGTGTATTTTGTAGATATTGATAATAATAAAGAAAATATTAAATTATTAAAAAGTTATCATTATTTAATTACATTATATATTGTTGTTAATAGTATATTAACAATGTATGTGTTTATTAAATATTTTAAATAATTGGTGTAAATCCACCTATTAATTTATCTCCAACTTTTAATTTAGATGAATAATTTGGTGGTAAAATAATATCAACTCTACTTCCAAATGTAATAAAACCATACTTATGTGATCTACTAACAATATCTCCAATATTTACATTATTTATAATTCTCCGGACAAAAAATCCAACTCTCTGTGTTACTATAATATTGCCTAATTTAGATTCAAATGTAACTCTTACACCCTCATTATGTGAACTCTCTGGTTTTGTTGCCATCAAATGAATACCTTTATTTACAATTTGACTATGGATAATTTTTGAATCTATGGGGGCATATTGAACATGGACATTTAATGGTGATAAAAAAACACTTATTTCTCTATCATTTGTATATGTTACAGTGCCATCACACGGACTTACAATTATATCTTTATTAATATGTGTTATTCTATTAGGAGATCTATTAAAGAATAATAATAATAAAAATAACACAAGTAATGTTATTGTTAAATATTTAATCATATAATACATAATTATATTTTATTTTTAATTTATATCCATTAATTTATATCCATTAATTTATATCCATTAATTTATATCCATTAATTTATATCCATTTCATTTTCTAAAAAATCTATATTTATTTTTCTTTTAATCCATTTACCATTATCTAAATAACAATCACATGGATATTCTTTTGAATAAATACAACCACATTCAAATGTATCAATATTTACATCTATATCATTATTAAATAAGTCTGATGCATTATCTAATTTGGAAAAATCTTGTATATTTGAAATGAGTTCAATAAAATCATTTAGTAGTTTTAGTTTTTTAATATCTTCTTTAGAATTGATATGACTTTTTAATGTATTATTCAGAATATATCTAACAACTAATCCATTTTCAATAAAATAATAATTGTTCCCCCTATCAATTATTGTTTTATTCATATATTTATAAATAAATTGATTGATATCATGATTAATAATACCTAATTTATCTATTTCATATTTAAATGTATCCATTTTTTTTTTATATACAAAAATTAATATATTTAAATTAATATATGAATAACTTTTTATATGCAATTATAATAATTATATTAGTTATAATTATTGAATATGTTTCAATATCTTTAATTAAAAGTTCTGTTAAGAATAAAAATTCAAATTATATATTAGGTATATTATTATATATTGTGGTTGGTTGGCTATTATATAAATTATTTTTAAAATATAATTTACTATCAAGTAGATTTTTAATATCAAGAATTTTTATAATTTTAGTTCCACTATTAATAGTATATATATTAGAAGAAACATTTACATTTAATAAAAAAATAGGATTATTATTAATTATATTCGGTATATTTACACTAGAATATAATAATATTAAAAAAATATTGAGTTAAATCGGAGATGATTTACTTAAATAATATTTACTATCTGATTGAATAATATTATTAATATGAAGACAAAGCATTTCAAATAATATTGATAATTGTGGATTATGGATTAGTAATTTTTTAATTTCATTTATATTTAAAAAATTAAATATATCTTTATTATTTGATATTGTCAAATCATTATTCATTTAATTATTATATTTATATTTATAAAAATTTCTTTAAATTTTTAAATTTATCAAAATCATTATTAAATTTACTTTCATGATTTAATGTTTCTTTTACTTTTTCATTTTTTAATTTTTTACATATATTATATTTATTTAATAGAGATATAATATTAATAGTATATTCATGATAATCGTATATCCCTGTTTCAACACCATCTCCACCAGTTAATTTTGTTCCAGCAAAATAGCCACATAATTGTAAAAATAATACTAGACTATTTAAACACGTATCTGTTATTTTGATATTATTTTTTAATAAAAATTTTATTAATGCCGGAATCAATGCTAATAAAGAGACACATTTTGATTTTATTATATCATTATCAAATAATGGATCTTTTTTATAATTTTTTAAAATGTATTCTTTATCTAATTTACTATTATATGGTTTTTTTAGATAATAATTTAAAAATGATTTAATATCTTCTAATTTATTATTTCTTGTTAATAATGATACAGCATTATAATATTCATCATTTTCAACTCTAAAACAAAAACCAAAATCATATATTATTATTTTTGGCATATCGGTATTTAAATCAATAATAGACCAATTACCTTCATGTAAATCACCATGACTTATTTCATTAATACAACTATTTTCTATAAATATTGCTAATGTTGTTAAGACTTTACAGCGAGTAATATTATTTACTTTTTCATTATGTAATTTTATTCCTGGTAAATATTCCATTATAAAAATATCTTTAAATTTACTTTTAATTTTTGGAATAATAATACAATCAATATCAGAATATAATTTAGAGAATAAATCACAATTATTTGCTTCTATTTCTAAATTTGTTTGATCTTTTAATGAATATACAAATTTATCTATATCAACATTCGGTAATATTAAACTTAAATTAATTAATTTTGTAATTAATTTATATATAATTAAAAATACATTTATTTGAAAAATAATATCTGGATGTGTTACTTTCATCGCAAATCTATCATTATTTATTTTATCTTCAATTAAATAAACTTGACCAATAGATCCGGAACCAATTAAATCAATTATATTATAATCTTCTAATAACTCTGATTTATAATTTTTTTTATATATTTTTTCAGTATATTCTATATTATGTATATTGCATTTTTCAAAAAAAATATTAAATTTTTCAGTAATTAATAAATCTGGATATATTATTTTTGTAATTGGTAATAACCATTGGATAAATTTAATACTTACTGGACCAGTTGAGGTAATATTTGTTACTAATTTATCTATCCATTTTTCATTATTCTTTATATCTATTGACCTATTATATATAGTAAATAAATTTATAAATAAACATGAATAATTATATATTATTTTACAGTATCTTAACATTATAATAATCTTATATATATTTTTTTAAATAATTAAACCATAATCATCTTAAATATTTATCTGCGATTAATTATTTAAAAATATATATACAATATATTTATTATAATGGCTACAATTGATTCATTAATTAAAGATTTAACAATTTTTTATGTAAAAACAAATTATGAAAATTATTTGAAAGAAAATAATTTAACATCAATTAGTGATAATAATATTAAAGAAGTAGTTAATTTAATATATAATAAAGATAAACAAGAACATTTAATTCAATTTATTATTAATTCTTTAAAAGAATTATTAAAAGATGAATCACCAACAGAAAGTATTATTAGAAGTATGTTATTGGGTGTAATGGATGATGAAGAATTCTGTAAACAAAAATTAATTACAGAAATTAAAATATATCAAAATAAAAGAGATTAATAATTTATCTATGTTTATATTAAGTAATGAGTAATATTACAAGAATTAATTTAAATAATTTAAATATTAATAAAGATAACAAGAAAACTTTAAAGAAAAGCAAAAACTCAATTAATTATAAAGAATTTTTAAAAAAACATAGTAAAACTAATAATAAATCATTGAATTCTATAATTAAAAAAAATATTAAATCAGAAAATAAAGTTTATAAAAAAAATATAAAAAAATCATTAAATAAACCTCAAAAAGTAAAAATCATTAATTCGTTACCTGAAATAAATATTAAACCGGAAACTAAACCTGAAATAAATATTAAACCTGAAACTAAACCGGAAACTAAATCGGAAACTAAACCTGAAATTAAATCGGATACTAACCCGAGTGATTTAAAAAAAGTAAAAATCATTGAAACTGTTGAACAACCGATATTTAAAATAAATAGAAAATCTAAAAAGAAAAAATTATCTAAAAAGAAATCATCAAGTAAAAAGAAATCATCATTATTATCATCATTATCATCATCATCATCAAAAAAGAGAAAATCCAAAAAAGTTTCATTTGAATTAAGGAAAAAGAAAAAAACACTAAGGAAAAAAGTGGATAAATTAACAAATGATGAAATGTTAGATGATTTGGATAAAAGAGGTGTTAAATTAACTGGTAATTCAACAAAATTAATAAAAGACATATATATGTGTGTAATGGATGAAAATTTAAATATAAAAAAAGAATAAATTATTTCCAATATAATTCTTCATATTCGCAATCTGTTAAATATTGTTTATAATCATCATCTATATGAATTATTAAATTTTGTTCTTTAATTAATGGAGATTTTGATGTCCATTTATCATCATTTAATAATAAATTTAAATATTGAATTCTACCAACTGCTCCTTTAAATTTTCTAGATAATTTATTTCTTTTACTTTTAATTTTCCATTCTGCTTGCATAGCTTCAACTTTATTTTTGAAACCATATATTATACATATAGGATACCAATCGCTTCCCTTATGTGTATATTTAGCTCCACCAGATAATTCGCGATTATGTTGAAGCCATCTTCTTAAAAAATTATTAGTCATACCAACATATGTTAAATTATTAGATTTTATAATATAAACTAAATAATCATGAGAATATTTAGATATATTAGTCATTATTTTTATTTATATTATATTTTATCTTTAATTCATTAATAGTTTCTAAAAGCATAACATTCTGGGCATAATAATTTTAAATTAGATGGGTCATTACTTCCACCATATTGAAGTGGAACTGTATAACTTAATTTATATTTTTGTATATCTTCTAAAACGATATGATTTCTACAATTAGGACATCTTAAACTTTGTTTATCCGCTATTTTAAATTTAACATTTGCCGAACTTGTACTATTAATATTATATTCTGGAACAATTGTATGTAATGGCTGTGTTTGAATATCTTTTATATTTTTAGCCATTTTATAAACAAATGGTTTTTGATAACTCATAAAATAAATAAATATAAAAAATAAAATACATCCACCACCAAAATACATTTTTGTTTTTTGATCAACTGGATAATTTTTATTATACATATATCCACCAATTAATACTATTATTAATAAAGTAATACCATTCATTATAATATATATATTATATTATTTATTGAAACATTTTCTACATACTGGAATATATTTATCAGTTGATCCTATATCTGTTTGATTTGTATCATTTGAAATCTTTTTAGAAAATATACCAGGTGTTCCATCTTTACATGTAATACACATTGCTGTTAGTAAATTAATTTTATCTGCAAATGGATATAGACGATGGATATCTCCAAAATTTGCCCTATTTGAATCACCATTTAATCCAACTACAATAACATGTTTATTATTTAAATCTGTGGCAGTGGTTACAAAATCATATAAATCTTCAAAAAACTGTCCTTCATCAACAATAATATACTCACATACAGTGTATTTTTCTGTTGGAATTTCATCTAATTTATTAACAGAAATACAATCTAATTTATTATTATTATGGGAGCATATCTTATTTGTATCATATCGTTCATCTAGTTTTGAATTTATTAGTAAAACACTTTTTTCAATTACTGATAATCTATTAACCGATTTAATAATTTCAGATGTTTTTCCAGAGAACATACAACCAACAATTAGTTCAAGGCTCATTTTTTTAAAAATTTAATAGTATAGATATTTATTTATAGTTAATAAATAAAATCAAATTTTTTTCAAAAAATAGGATAACTTGCCATCATTGCTATGCCACATATCCCTCTACTATCATTAATATTCATTTTTAATCTGATATATCCATTTTCCCCCCAATCTTCTCCCCATGAATTTTTAACTAACCAGTAACTAACATTATTTTCAATACCATAACCTATTAGTAATACACCATGATCTAATTGAAAACCACAATCTACATCATCATATATACCACTTTTATATAATTGAAATGATCTTTTATTTGCTTGTATTGCCACTGATACTGGATTTATGTTAACTGCTTTTTTTAATTTATTTTCATTATTAGATTCAATATCACTATAGTTTTTTATTTTAGCTACTTTATCGCAAGTAGTATTAGAACAAATATTATTTTGTGCTACATATGGATATGTTAAATTAGAACATAGTGAATTTTCAATAATATAATTAAAACCATTATCCATTGAACCACCTTGACATCCATTATTACCATAAGAAGTAGAACAATCAACTAATTCTTGTTCAGATAAATTATATAATAATTTACTATGAATAGAAACAACTCCTTCAACGGCTTCAGCACTAGAAAATGCCCAACAAGATCCACATTGTAATTGATTTTTTACA